GGCCACACCACACAATACCTAAATACGTATATACGATTCATTATGACAGATATAAACGAAATAACAAACGGACTAATAACAATGGATCATGATTACTATGATCGATTAGACGGAGATGAACGTGTCCAAGTGTTAGAAAGTATTATGCTATGGGCTAAATGGGAAATGAATAGTCAGCAACGATGGAACGAACAGGCAGACGCATTATTTAACCGAGAACTAGGAATAAATCAGTAATAGATGATAAAAGAAATTGAATTGAAATTAATAGACGATAAGGGTAACTACTCAATTGCACATATCGATTATAAGGGATTCGTTGATATGTTTATGGAACACCAAATCGATATGGTACATGATTCACTACAAGCAATGGTGGATGACTATAGTGTAAATGGTAAAATGGAAATCGACATCAAGAAGTACCCATGTGTAAACCATGATGCGGCTAGTTGGGACGAGGAAGAAATAAACAAACGAATGGACATAATAGGACAGAACGGAAACGAAGGAATACATTATGTGACGAACGAGGAGGCAGACGAGGATGCGATGGGGAAACATACACAATCCAGATCAAATAAATAACATACGATGGGGGAGAAACGTAAATTCAGATTAATAACAGTAAACAATAATAAGATGGCTGATTATAGTAAACAGTGGTGTGACGAGAACGATCCGAACATGCCTTGGGATTTTGATATGGTGGAGGAATATAGTAAATTGAAACCTGGGTTTATGGTAGCTTATATTTGTGAGGGGTATGGGACGGTAGGAATAGCTAAGGGTCATAACGACGAGTTTTTGTTAGGCGTGCCTAGTGAGTTGGGCGCTACTTACGATTGGGTACCATACGAGCAAATAGTTAAATCGTAGATTACATGCGTTTTTTAGCGCATTTTTGTCGCTGATACACCGCCTAAAAGTGCGCTTTTCGTGACGAAAGTTGTGTAGAAGACGCGCTTTTTTTGTCACACATTAGTTAAATTTTTGTAGCAACATGTACCACTTTTGTCCAACATATATCAACGTTGTTTTGTAATAGCGTAATGTTTTGTTTGGTTACATTATAGTATGTGACGAGTTGGAGATGAGTGGGTGGTTGTAGTGGGGTCTCGCCCCGTTTTTTCTGCACGCGCTCCACCCCTTTCTTTATGAACTTTTTGTTCACCACTCAATCACTTTTTTGACGCACACCTACGCTTTTGTGACGCACAACTGAATTTGGAGTGGGCAAAATGGGGTCGTACCTTCACCGCGTCTATGACTTTTTTGTCGTAAAGTAAGTTTGGTTTTGTCAAAGTGGAGTCGTACCTTTCGACCAATTTCATTTGTTTTTTTTTTTGTTGTGCAACGATTTTTTGTGGCAGAGTTTTGTTCGTACATTTACGTCATACAATTAGAAATATGAAAGTAAAAGAAAATGATTTTATAGTGGGTGGTAGCAAGTTGGGTACATACCTCAGCTACACCGATGTTGAGCCGGAGTTAATGGTTATGAAGCCTGGCGATAGGGTTTTACCCGCACCGTTTTTTTACGAGAAGAATTTATGGTTCCATCTGATACGCCAGTACGCACCAGGCGAGAATAGACTTTTTCCCAACGGCGGTTTTGAGGTACGTGACGGGGGAGGTGGTGTACGCAACTACGATAATGATCAGGTTTGTTTACACCCAGCAATTATTAAGCATAAGAAAACATTGGATAAAATGTTGCGTCGAGCTGAGAAGGCTCAGGCGGCACGTGAACGTGCTGCGAAGCGCGGATCCAAACCGAAGAAGGAGAAGGTGGAAGGTGGCCGTAGAGGTCGTCCAGCACTTGATCCAGCGGTGAAGGCAGCCCGCGACGCAGCTAAGGTGGAGCGCTCAACGCGCAGTGGTGGAAAACGTGGTAGACCAGCTAGTACTGTTGTACGAGTTGTTTCCGCGGAGAAGAAGCCCGCGGGTAAAAGGGGACGTCCAGCGCTTACTCAAGCGGTGATCACCCAGAGGGCTACCCAGAAGGCAGCCACTAGGGTGCGTACTGGAGGTAAACGTGGGCGTCCGAAAAGTAACCGTAGATAGGTTTTGTTCGGTCAGGGTTTTTGTTGTATATTTACGTTACACAGTTTAAAATAAAAGTTATGAAGATGATAGTAGAGATTTTTACACACACAGATCGCCTTGTTTATTTACAGAAGAACCTAGGCGATAAGATAGTTGTTTTGAGTGAACCAGAAGAAGGTGGACAGTTAAAGGTATCCGTTGAGCTAGGTGGTGCTATGGATGTGATGGATGTTTTCCACGCGGGAGTGAGTTACGGTTTAGATAAAATGAGAGACGCACTTACTAAATAAGTTGTTTGGGCAACGTTTTGTCCAGACATTTATAATATAAAATTAAAAATAAAATAAAAAAACAGGTTATGTCAACAGAAAACAAATCAGCACAAAGAGGTCGTCCAGTAGTAGGTACATCAGCTCGTCAAGCACGTTTAGCAGCTAGAGCAGCACGCGCAGCAGCGGGTGGTTCAATCGGTAGGGGTCGTCCAGCGTCTGGTGATTCAGCACGCCAGAGAAAGTTAGCTGAACGCGCAGCGAAGATCGCAGCGGGTGAGGTGATCAAGCGTGGAGCACCGAAGAAGGTGAAGCCAGAAACGGCACAAGCATAATTGTGAACAGTACGGGGTGGAAGTCGAGGAGCATTTATAGCGATCCTTCCACCACCGTTGTTCATTTTTTTATCACACAACCATTTAAATTAATAATTATGATTAAGTTATTCGGATACACGTTCAATTTGTTACAGTGGGTTACGGTTTTTTTGTTCGGCACCAGAGTCGAGGGGGAAGTGATCAACCTGGAGTACGGTGTGAAGCAACCAACGCGCACAGTGGAGCCCCAGACGCAACCAGACCAGTTCAGCTGGATGAGTGAGTTGAGGGTGAGTTCACTCCATGGGGTGAATCAAAGAGTATATTATTAAAATAAATTTGGAGGTCAGAGTACTTTTTCGTATATTGACCCTATAAATAATTAAATAAACATTTAAATTTTAAGTTATGAGCTTACCATTTTTTACAGTACGAAAGACAGAAGAAAATCAGATACACGTTGAATGTGAAGGATCAGGAGGTGAATTGATGAATTTATTCGCAAACGTGATGAACGATAATAATGATATTAAGGAAGTGATCGTGATGGCTTTGATGGCTCTGGAGATGAGAGCTGATGAGGAAGAAGGACCAAGCGATGAGGCGATCGCAGCTGCATTGAGTGAGAATCCACCAGTAGCTGAAGCATAAATAATTACGGGTGATCCATTACACCCAAAGAAGGTTCATACTTTTAATTTTTAATGGTTAGATTGAGCTGGGTTTCTACCCGGCTCTTTCGCTGTCTGGGTCACGCGTTCACCAGACAAACGTCCACTGGTTCCCGGATCGTTGAGGGGATTACGGTATCTTCTGCTCACGGGACCCTCACCACCCACTAAATACAATTGGTTAGTCACAATTAATCGTGTATATTCACGTTATAAAATTTATTATTATGTATAGTTTAAAATGCGATTATTACGGAGCTGAATTTACCTGTCTAGGGGATCTAATAGCTCACATTATGATATCTGGGATGGATCCAGATCACGAGATTACCAGAGACGGTAAATCGATAGGTGAACGAGCGATCGATTATATTTCATTCTAGTGTGGTGGGGCAGAACATGGATCGTATCTTCACGGTGTTAAAAAATTAAAGTATGAATAAGAAAGAAATCAAAAACGCCATCACAAGGGAAGTGTGTGCGTTCGTTACTAACCTAGGATACATCATTGAAGATGATGGGTTCCACGGTTCAATCACGTTCCAGAGACCAGGAACCACGTGTGACGATTCAATTGAGTGGAACCGTAGCTATCAAGAGGCGGTGACGTTCAACTGGGCTAGTGACCAGACGAAGGCTGATTGTGATAAGATCGATGCACACATGAAACCGATAATTGAACATTATAACGCTCAGTACGTAGACAAACGTAAGAAAATAGCTGCATAATAAACGGGGTGGGGCATAGCCCCACTCGTATATTCACATCATAATAAAATTAAAACGTATGGAAAAGTATCAATTAGACAATGAACATTATATGTTCGGTGGTAAAGGTGATGTATGGAGCAATACAGCTCACATCGCTAAATCAGGTGAATACACTACGATGTGTGGACGTCCGATGTTATCTAGTAACTGGGTAGCGTTAGAGGGTGTGGAGCACATTGGATGCCCTAAATGTGTAGCTAAGTATCAGCAGTTAGAAGCAGATAAATGTGTCATGGCATAGCCATGATTATATATTCACGTCATAATAATAATGATATGAAACAAATAACAACACAACCAGTAGTAACATTTCAAGTAGGCGATCGCGTTCAATTCAATAGATCAATCAACGAACGAGGTATGAGTACGTATTTAAATACTGAATACGGTATCATAACTAAAATGAATAAGGTAACAGCGATAGTGAAAACACAAACCGCAGCATGGAAAATGAACATTGATGAGCTAAAGCAATATGTTGATCCATTTAGCGGTTGGGCTGAGTAATAATCATATATTCACGGTACACAAATAATAAAACATGAGCAAATTAACATTTACAGACGGTGAAACATTCGATTTAAGTGGTCCATTACGTTTAGAAGAACGAGCTGATGGATGGTATGTGTTAGGGGAAAACAGAATGATGGCTGTGAACGATGTAAACGAAGGTAATAAATACATTGAACACACTAATTACCAACTTGAACTTATGAGACAATCAGATAATTATAGCTTTATTAAATAATAATGGGGTGGGGCAGAGCCCCGCTCGTATATTCACGATATAAAATTAAAACATATGAACGTAAACGAATTAAAAGAACAACTACAACAGGACTTATTAAGTCTATTAGAGGGAATGGGTATTGAAGATACATTATCACCTAGTGATTATGAAAATCTTAAAAACGAAGTGTGTGATATTGTAATTACTAATGTTAATAAATTAAATTAGATAGGGCAAAACACAACACATATATTCACGGTATAAAATTAAACAATATGAACGTAAACGAATTAATGAACATGAATGACATGTACTATGTAGGAAACATAGTTGATGTAGATGGTGATGGATGGGTAAGTAAAGCTGAAGCACAGCAAATATTAGATGAAATATGCGATGGTGAAGGTGATAATAAAGTGATCAACTGGAACGGAGTATATGACTACGGTTACGGTGATGAATCACCTGCTGAACATAAGCGTATGTTAGCTGAAGTGGGAATTAAAATATAGATGTGACGGGTCAGAATAATAATCGTATCTTAATAACACAATTAAAAATAAAATATGACATTAATCAGTAACAAGTACTTAGAAATCCATTTAATTAAGGGTATAGTATTAGGTGTAGCTAAAGCGGATAACGATTACGCTATAATGCTAGGGTGTATAGTGATCGAATTCAAACCGCAACGCAACGTTAAACTCAAGCGCGGCACGCGTGTTGGTAAGCCGTCCACGTTCTAGTGGGCGCACGGGCGTCTGGGCGTCTGGTCACACGGGCGTCTGGGCGCGCGGGCAAACGGTCATCGGGCACGTGACCGAAAAAGGTTTCGGAGTCGATAGCGGGGCGATAGCGATACAATAGCGGAATGCTCCCATGCTAATTGCGGTCAATCGACGGGCCACGGTCATCGTAAAAAAACTATGGGTATTCTCAACAGAAACACCACCTACAACCATCGATGGGGTATATACGCATATACCATTTTCGAAAATACCCCTTTGTCCCACCTTTGCAAAATCCCAAAAAGAGGTCTTGAACAAAACGAGTTTCAAGTGGCAAAGTATATACGTTATATTTCCATCAAACAAAAATAAAGGTTATGTTCATTTACTATTTCATCATCAGTGGGTTAATTATGGGTATTTGGGCGTCATATAGCCAATACCAAACATCAGATATCAGTGTATTAGATATCATATTAAATTTAGTTGGATTTATGTTAATTGGGTGGATAATGTTACCCATTACACTTATTGCATTATTAGACACAATTAAAATTAAATAATGAAACAGTTTATCGTATTATTTTCAGTATTAGTATTATTCGGTTGTAGTAAAGACGCGTTACAATACCCGTCACCATTCACCAATGCAACCAGTGGTCAAACACAAATCACAATGGGTACGCCAAAAGACGCCCGTGGTTATTTCCACTATAAGTTCGACAGAACAAAATCATTCAATTATACTAGCGTTTACGCCGAAGCTACGCGTATCACTAACGAACGTTATTTATATAACGGTGTTTCCGTCGTTGAAAGTGAGTTTGACACCGACACTTACTGGGTATTTGATACTCTCACCGTCACTATTCCATTATATAATCCTTTTCGCTCATTATACTCTTCACCATATTTCACAACTCCACTGTCTGTTGGTACAAAAACCGTTACTTTGTCGCAATATCGCAACACTATTGTACCCTTAGTAGCTACATCCAGCACTTACTTCAAAAATTATGATGCTCGTATGGATGAATATAAACCAAGTGGAAATAATATGTGGACAAAACAATTAATTGGTCCGATTCCAGCTCAATATCGTGGGGATACAATTAAGATATACGTTAAAACATATTGGGAGTGTGGTAATTATTCAATTACTTATCCCGAACGTACCGAAAAAATTGATTCACTTAGTTTAATTATTGATTAATGATCCGATTAACACACGACGAGGCTAAACAATATCGCCAACTTAATAGCGAAATTGATTTTAAGTATAATATGAAATCCGCTATTGCGTATACGCTTACCCCAATTGAAGGTGGATGGGAGGAAATTACATATTATGGTGCTGCTTGGGTGGATCCAACTAATACACCTCAAAATCCACATTATGTTTATGTACTTTGCAATCCATCTGTGCCTGGAATATGCAAAATTGGCTACACCACCACAACGGTTTATGACCGTGTTCGCCAAATTAATTTAGCTACTGGTGTTATTACGCCGTGGTACCCAACATTTGCATATAAGTGCCCTAACGGTCGTATGTTGGAAAGCGAAGTTCATGATGAACTTGAGAGACTAGGCGCACGGGTCAACAAGAAACGTGAGGGTTTTTATATGTCGTCTGACGATGCGCGTAAAATTATTGAAAAATTAGGTTCTAAATATCAAAATCAATTAAATGGCAAAGATTAATCTATTAATGATGGTTATTACTTGGGTGTTTGGTCACGTTTTAATTTACCAAATCCAACATTATTTAACGGAAACTTACGGCTATAACATTCCTTTTATAGTTATTGTATTTCTACTTGCGGTATATGCTCACTATCGTTTGTTTACTCACATGACTTTTAAAATTTTATCATATTTATAGTATATACGGATAGTTGTATTAGAATAGAGGCTCCAAATCTAACTAGGGAGAGCTACGTTTTATTTAACTTATTCATATTTATTGATAGCAATGACAGTATATAAAATCAAATCGGAAGACAAAGCTGCGTTTTTAAATCGTTTAGAAAAGTTGAAAATCAACATTAATTCTAATGATTTAAAGAATAAAAATAAGCTTCAAGATGGAAATGTTATTAGTTGGTTTGAATTAACTGTTACTGACCCTGAACATGAACAACAAATAAATAATATTATAAACCAATCACCCGCAATAAATCAAATAAGCGAAATGGAAAACAATAAGAAAAAAATGACTAAGGACCAATTAAAAGAAATGGTTCGTCAAGAATTACAAGCTGTATTAGCTGAAAAGAAAAAAGTAAAAGACGAAGAAAAAAAGGCTAAATTAGATGAGAATGAAGAATTAAATGAAATGGATCTAGGTGCAATGGGTGAGATATTAGGTATTGCTGCTGGTGTAGCTGGTGTAGGTTTAGGTAGTGTTGCTATTCTAAAGCTTCAAGATGCAATTAAGAAAAAATTCCCAGAATTGTATGCAAAAGCACAATCATTAAGTGGTGCTATTGAAAAAGCTGATCCTTCTAAGAGAATCTAATTAGATTAAATAAATTATAGTTGAGCGACTTGTGAAAACAGGTCGCTCTTTCTTTGGCTCCGTTATTTTCCGGTCGTATATTGAGGTTAAAATACTTAAAACAATGAGATACAAAGACTTATTATTGCAAAAAGTTGAAACATTAGATATAATGATTAACAACTTAAATTTAATTGCTAGAGAAGGACAAATTACAGATGGTCATTTCGAACAATTGAAAGATCAAATTGAAGAAATTCGTTATCAAATTTCCCTAGAAAACGAAGATTAATATGTCTAGTCATAAATGGCAAGAAATATTATCCTATATTGAAAAAAATATAGAGGAACCCCACCGCACCAATATCCTTACGCTATGTAAGGATTTTGAGTCGGTAAATAATTCAACAAATCCCGCTAAACCAAAACGCCAATCAAAACAGGATATACAGAATAAAATTGTAGCTGAAAATCCAAACGCGGGTAATTTACAAAATATTTTAAAAGGATTTTAACATGGAAGCAGTATTAGGAGTACTAGGATTGTTAATTATAGTTCTAGGTTTTACAACTTGGAATCTATTAATAAAAAATGAAAAAGCAGAAGATTTAGTTAATGAACAAAATGAATTAATTAATACTCTTACAGCTAGTGTAATTAAAATTGATGAGGTAATTACTCAATTAGATTCATCAGGTGCATTCGAAAACGATGATGAAATAGGTACTTTTTTTGAACAAATTAAAAGTATGAGAGATGTTTTATTAGATAATTTAGCTAAAAAAGAAGAAAATAATGTATAATGGATATTATGATGGAGGTAATTTTGATGCTTCTAAGTATTTAGAAGATGAATTAGGACCTGCTTTAACTAAAAAAGGTAACGTACGTAAACGTAAACCTAAACAACCAAGAATATACTTTACTGAAGATACAGAAAATGCTATTGTTCAATACTTAGCTGAAACTGATCAAGATCTTCGTAATCGTATCTATAATGAACGTATTGCTTACGGTTTCTACAAATTAGCAGAAAACATCATACATACATTTAAATTCTACTATACCGACACGGATACAATTGAGGAATTAAAACATGAGGTAGTAGCGTTTCTTCTTGAAAAACTCCATTTATATAACCAAAATAAAGGTAAAGCATATTCATATTTCGGTACAATTGCAAAACGTTACTTGATAGTTTATAACCAGAATAACTATAAGAAACTACAAGAAAAGGTCAATATGGACGAAGTAAACGACGAAAACGATATCTTCGTAGACAATAACATAGGCTTAGATGAAGAGAAGAATGAGCTTAATATGTTTTTAGATCAATTCGTTGCTTATGTAGATAAACATATCTATACAATATTCCCTAAACAACAAGATGCTAAAACAGCAGATGCTATTGTTGAATTGTTTCGCAAACGAGAAAATTTAGAAATATTCAATAAGAAAGCATTATACATTTATATACGTGAAATAACAGACGTCGACACACCTCAGATTACTAAGATTATTAAGAAATTAGATGTTATTCGCCTTAAATTATTTAATGAGTTCTATGAACACGGGTACATTAAAATGTAACCTTTGTTTTTCTCATATTTATACGTAAATAATACATAAATATTATGGAAAATTTCAACCAAGTTATATTTGGTAAGAAGACATTCTCGGACTTATTGCAAGATATATATAAGACTACGAAGAAAACTGAAGATAGAATTGAAGAGTTAATATTAGCCCTCAAACCATTCATTAATTCACCAGCGGAAGCGGTAATGATTGTGCCACTTATCAAAGAATATTTAGATGTTCAGGTAAAAAACAACGACCATTTAGTAAGAATGGCATCAGTTGTTCAAAGAGCTATGTCAAACAGTGCAGCAGCTGGTAGCAATGATCTATTAATATCAGAAGAAGAAAAAGAACAATTGTTACTTGAAGTTAAGAAGATGGGAGAAGATACTAAACAAATAGAAAACATTGACGTTAGTACTAACAAAATATTAGAAAATGGTAACTAAATACGGTTTATCTTCCTTAAGTACATCTCCATCTTCGGGTGGATCTCCTTTTAAATTTAAGGTAGGTAAGGTATTTGCTACTGTGATGGATGAAAAAACTCCATCTAAAAAAGTTTTTGATCAATGTGGTGGATGGGCAGGTATAGGAACTGTATTATTTAAACCTTATCCAGCAAGTAAAACAAAAGATAATTATACTGAAAATACTACAAGTAATACTGTTTTAGGATATTCAGTAGCTAAACCTTTTTTCCCAAATCAAAAATACATTCCATTGAATGGAGAGTTAATTTTATTTTTTTCATTACCTTCTATAATCACACAGAAAAATAATTCTAATTCTACCCCAGCATATTACTATATTACAAATATTAATTTATGGGGAAACAATCATTCAAATTCTCAAACAGCTGATCCTGAACATCCTTTAGGTTTAGGGTTTGATGAAAATGCAAATATTCAATCTCTTTTACCTTTTGAAGGTGATTATATACTTGAAGGTAGATTTGGAAATACTTTAAGATTTGGATCTACAAATAAAATCAATACAAAAGAAAATTTTTGGAGTGCTAGTGGTAAAAATGGTAATCCAATTACTATTTTAACTAATGGTCATAAATTTGGAGGTGAGAAATTATATGTTGAAGATATTAATAAAGATTCTTCTGCTTTATATTTAACTTCTACTCAAAAAGTTCCTTTAAAAGTAGCTAAAACAAAACTAAATCCTCTTACAACAACGTCTTTACCAGACAAATATATAGAAGGATCTCAAGCAATATTAACAGCAGATAGAGTTGTTATAAATTCTAAAAAAGAAAATGTGTTATTATTCGCTCAAAATAATATTGAATTATATACTAAAAATACTATTAGCTTGGATGCTGATACTAGAACTGTAATTAATTCACCTGTTATATTTTTAGGAATGAATGGAAGTCAAATTCCTGGAGAACCTGTATTGTTAGGTAATGAGACAGTTAAATTGTTAAATTCCTTACTTACAAGCCTGTCTACATTTAGTACAATATGCTCGTCGGCTTTAAATGGATCAAAGGGTTCTCCTATAACTCAGCTTAATACAGCTGCTAGAGGGTTAAAAGAGTCAGTTGATAATTTAATTCCAAAATTAATCAATATTAAATCAAAAAAAGTAAGAGTAGCTAAATAATGTCAAATACAACTAACATAGCAGGATTAGCCTCTAATGCAGCAGCAGCTAAAGGAAAATTAGATTCTATTAAAAGTAATCTAGATGCCTCTAAAATAGCAAATATGGCTATTGAAAAAGGAAAACAAATAGCAGCAGGACCTGTTCAACAGGTTTTAAATGATATTGAAGCTGCTAAATTAAAATATGATACTTTAAAAGCAGATACATTTGGTAAGTTTAATGACTTAGACAAACGTATTGTAAATAAATCTATTTCAAGAGAAGAAGCAGATAGAATTAAAGGTATAGTACAAGGAAATTTTGATCAAGAAGAAAAAGAATTAAAGGATTTTATAGACCAGAAAACAGAGCAATATACTAAACTAATAGAAAATACTAAAGAATCTATTAATAATAAATTAAAAGCTGCTGATGAAAAGATTAATGGATTTTTAAAAAAAAGTCATAAAAGAGCTAAAAGAAAAAACGGACGAATATTAAAAGACTTATTAAAAGGAGCTATTAAAGCAGTTAAAAAGAATCCTGTTCCTGTGATAATGGCTTCATTAACTATAACATGTCAATTAATTTCTGTAAGAAATAAAAAAATTGAAGAATTAGTTGATAGCGTAAACGATGTAATCGATAATATTCAATCTAAAGAAGATGTTAAAAAAGCTACTTTATTAAGAAATAATGCTATACGTGTTATAAGGGAAAATGAAGCTAAAATTAACTCTATAAAAAGTATTTTAGACCGAATATCACTTATACTATCAATATTAGAGATTATTTTATTTTTAGCAGACATACTATTACCTATCCCTGTACCGTCTCCAGCACCCGATGTTGTAACTCCTGCTAAAGAAAGATTTAGAAAAAAATACGAACTAGCTGTTGAAATTATAACTAGTTTATTAGCAGCAATTGCTATTATAGGATCATTATTAGATAGAATTATTGAAGAACTAGAAGATCAAAAAGAAAGACTTAAAGAAATTGATGCTTTCTTTGATGAACCTTCTAATTTAGCTGCATTTGATAGAACAGACTTAGACAAAGCCTTAGCAGCACTATCACCATCAGGTAATTTGGGTGAAATAAGCACAGGGTATAAAGGATTTAGGTTTGCTATTAAAGAAGAAAATGATCCTAAGTTTATCGTTGCGGGGAATAAACGTAGATATGCTGTAGCTCTTAGCAATGATAATGTAGAAGTAATACAATCTTCTCGCTCATTTACATTAGACCCAGATATCCTTATTGAAGAACTTAAATTAATCATAGATCAACAAAATCTCAAACCTTAATATTTATTGTTATGGAAGCTAAACAATTTAAATCATTAATTAAAGAAGCAGTACGTGAAGCCGTTCGTGAAGAACTTGGCCTAATGCTGTTAGAACAATTAAAGAGTGGTACAACACCACAAACTCAACCACTTACTGAAGGTCGCTCGATGTCATTTGATAGCGGGGATGTACATAGCGTTGGTATGAGATCTCAAATGGGTAGTAAAATGGCTGAAATGTTTGGAATGCCAGCAGGAGCATCTAAACCACAATCACAATTAAAAGTAGACCCAACAAGTGATAATCCATTTGCTGCGTTTATTAATGATACTGCTGCTAATCTTAGTCCTCAAGAAATGAGACAAATGTTACAAACTCAAGGTTAATAATGGCAGTACCTAAAACATACCGTGTAGATCCTAGAGACTTGCAAAAAAATATTGCAATCGGTGTTGGCTTGCCATTCAATAAACCTTCTGCTTTTAAAAGTACATATAGTACTAAAGAACAGGTAAAATATAATTTAATTAACCTTTTATTAACTAATAAAGGTGAACGAGTTGAAAATCCTGAGTTTGGTTGTGATATAAAAAAATCTATATTTGATTTTATTAACAATGAAAATGTTAGTATAATTGATAATAATATAAAAAGGGGTATAGCAATGTTTATTCCTGAAATAAATTTAGGAAACGTAATTATTACTCCAACACCTGATCAAAACACAATAAACATAAAAGTAGAATACAGCATGAAAATTTCAGGTGAAGCTGATGAAATACAAATTAACTTTGAATAATGTCTGAAACAAAAAACATATCATATCTAAATAAAAGCTTTAGTGACTTTAAGTCTACATTGATAAAGCATGCTAAAACTTATTTCCCTACAGCATATAATGACTTCTCAGACGCGTCTCCAGGGATGATGTTTATTGAAATGGCATCTTATGTAGGTGACGTATTATCATTCTATTTAGATACTCAATTCCAAGAAAACTTACTTTTATATACAAAGGAAAAAGACAATGCTATATCTTTAGCTTATGCCTTAGGTTATAGACCTAAGATGTCTTATGCATCATATGTTGATTTACAAATATCTCAAAGAGTTCCAATAATAACTAATATATTAAATAATACTGATGTTCCAGATAGTAATTATTATATTATAATTCCTGAAAACAGTGTTGTAGAAAGTATTAGTGGTGTTAAATTTTTAACTACAGAACTAGTTGATTTTTCTAAAGAAGAAAATAGAACTATTGCTTTTGACCAAACAGGTTATTATAGAGTAACTAAAACAGTAAAAGCCATATCAGCTGAAATTAAAACAACAACTGTTGATTTTGGTAATACGCCACAAAAGTTTACTAGTACTACTATATCTGATAATAGAATATTAAATATATTACAGGTTACGGATGCTGGTAATAATATTTGGTATGAAGTTCCATATTTAGCTCAACAAGGTATTCCTCAAAAAACTACTAATCCAACATATAACTCGGATTCAATTCCTTATTTATTAAGTTATATTGAAACACCTAGAAGATTTGTAACAAGATTTAAGGAAAATGGTGATTTAGAATTACAATTTGGAGCAGGTACAAATGCATCTTCAGATACTTCTATTTTACCTAATCCAAATAACTTAAATTTAGGTACAGATGCTAATGTATATGATCCAACTAATACATTTAATAGAGCAACAGTAGTAACTACAAGAGAATATGGTTTAGCACCAACAGGTATTTTAACAATAAAATATCTTGTAGGTGGGGGAATAAGTTCAAATGTTTCATCCAATGAAATCGTAAATAGAAAGTTTAATTTAGCTGATATTACTTTTAACGGTAGTGTTTCTGTTCCCCAAAATACTGATATTTTTAATAGCATGATTATCACTAATCCTGAGCCTGCTATTGGGGGTAGAGATGAAGATACTGTTGAGGAAATTAGACAAAATACTCTTTATTCTTTCTCTTCACAAAATAGAGTTGTAACTAAAGAAGATTATATTAATAGAGTACTTAGTATGCCTAGCCATTTTGGTGCAGTAGCTAAAGTATATGCTATAAATGATTTTGCTTTATCTCAAAATTCAGGAAATGATCGTTTATTAGATAACAATCCTTTATCTATTAGTTTATATGTTTTAGGATATAATGCAAATAAAAATTTAGTAACCCCATCTTCTGCACTTAAGAATAATATTAAAAATTATTTATCACAGTATAGAATGGCTACTGATGCTATCAATATTAAAAATGCTTATTATCTTAATATAGGTATTAACTTTGATATTTCCGTATTACCAACATTTAATAATAAAGAAGTATTAAGCAATTGTATAACTGCTTTAAAAGATAAATTTGGCATCGAATACATGCAAATTAATAAACCATTAGTTATATCTGATATCAATTCCACTTTAATACAAGTTAGAGGAGTTCAATCAATAACAAAAGTTGAAGTTGTAAATAAATCTGGTGGAAATTATTCTCCATACAGCTATGATATCCCAGGTGCAACTAGAAATAATATATTATATCCATCATTAGATCCATCTATATTTGAAATTAGATTTCCTGATGTTGATATACAAGGTAGAATTGTAACATTATAAAAATTAAAATATGAATTTAGACAAATTAAAAGGACATATTCCTGACGCCGTAATTGCCCAAATTCCAGGAGTTATGGAAAAATTCCAGATTAATACTCCACTACGTTTAGCACACTTTTTAGCTCAATGTGGTCACGAATCAGGCGGTTTCCGTTTAACAAAAGAAAATTTAAATTACAGCGCTAAAGGTTTAATGGGTATTTTTAAAAAATATTTCCCTACCGAAGCAAAAGCAAATGCATATGCTCGCAAACCAGAAAAGATTGCTAACTTAGTTTATGGTAATAGAATGGGTAATGGCCCTGAAGCATCTGGGGATGGTGCTAAATTCTGTGGACGTGGTTATATCCAATTAACAGGTAAAGATAACTATACAGCATTTGGTAAATCTATTAACGAAGATTTAACAGCAGACCCAACAGTAGTAGCAGGCAAATACGCATTATTATCAGCTGGATGGTTCTTTAGCAAAAATGGCTTACATAAATTAGCTGATGGTGGCGCAACTGATGCAGTTGTTACACAAATTACTAAGCGTGTTAACGGTGGTACTATTGGATTGGCTGATAGAATCAAACACTTTAAGGAATATCACGCCTTACTAGCATAATAATACATAATTAAATTAGGAGTTTCCGGTTGCAATATTTATATATAGTAACCGGAAACTTTTTTACATGGCCGTATATAAAATATTCCCTGAAAAGGACGCAACAATTTATTCTTACTACCCTTCAACTAACACAGGGATAGACGAGATTCTAGAAGTTAGTACATATGAAAGCACTTTTCAAGGTACTAGAGAATCTTCTAGAGCACTTATTAAATTTTCAACTAGCGAAATAGTTGATACTATCCTCAACAAAGTATCTGGGAGCAGTTATAAAGCATTTTTAAAATTATATTTAGCAAATGCTACTGAACTTCCTACAGACTACAAAATCGAATGCTACCCAGTTTCAGATGCTTGGGATATGGGAACAGGACGATTAGCTAATTATCCTGCTACTGAAAATGGTGTTTGTTGGACACACAAAACATTAACTAATACATGGACCACTGCAGGTGGTGATTGGCTTACTGGATCAGTTGCTACTCAATCGTTTGCTTATAACGATGATAAGGACATTGAATTAAATGTTACCACAGCAGTATCTGCATTTTATGCATTTGAAACAAACCCATTTGCTGCTGTTAAGATTAAAAATGAAGGATTTATTTTAAAACATACAAGCAGTATTGAATTTAGTACAGCAAGTGCTCCATTTGAATTAAAATATTTCTCAGCAGATACTCATACTATTTACCCACCATGTTTGGAAATTAGATGGGATGATAGTACATTCGTTACTGGTAGTTCGATTGTAACAAATAATCATAGAGCCGTTGTTTCATTAAAAAACAATAAAGCTGAGTTTCAACAAGACTCAATTAATAGATTTAGATTAGGAGTTAGAGATCAATACCCTCCAAGAACATTTAATGCAAATCAATTATACATAACTGGGTCTCAATTATTACCTAGTGCGTCATATTGGGCTATTAAAGATTTAGATACTGAAGAGTGGGTAGTAGATTTTGATACATCTTATACAAAGATAAGTGCTGATCCAACTTCAAGTTTCTTTACAGTTCATATGAATGGATTACAACCAGAAAGATTTTATAAAATACTTATTAAATCTGTAATTGGTGGTTCAACTGTTATATTTGATGAAGATTATATTTTTAAAGTAATTAGATAATGGAAAGTATAAAGGTTGATAAAAATGTTTTAGGAAAGAACAATAGTGTATTAAATACAGACTTTAGTTTCTTTTTAAAAGATACAATAGTTCCTGAATTTACGCTTGAAGATTTCTTTCAATTATATGAAGAATTATTTTATCAAATTCCTAAAGAAGGTGATGTTGAATCTCATAGATATATTCTAACTAAAGAAGCAGAATATTTAGGGGTTCAATTAGCAGATGATGTTGATATACAAGCGTTACTTAATGAAATTACTTCTTTAAGACAACAGCTTTTAGAAGCAAAAACAATTATTACAGATTACACAAAGACTAAAAGATAATGGCCGAAATAAAGATTATAGGAAATATTAGTAATACAAGTCAATCAAATAGATTTGATGATAAAGATATTGCTTTGTTAGGCCAAAATGTAATTATAAACAATTTTGGAACCTCAGATGATTATGCAGAATATCACATTCATGATATTTTAGACAATCCTTTAAGACAAGTTTATTCTTATTTATCTTATAAATCACCTTCAAACGTTGCTTTAAATATAGATGGAACTTATTCTTTTTTAGAAATAGATCCAATTGAAGATTTAAAAAAGGAATTTAGCAATGGTGAGTTTCGAACAACATATAACTTTTTTAGAAATAAATTAGGTTTACCTGTTGCTCCTCTTTTTATTAAAGATATTTCTGATGACAGAACTGAACTTAAAGTAGGTTCTACTTTTTTAAATAATGATTTATTAGGACCAAGAGTATTAGCTTTAGTAGAAGAAATTAATGATACTCCGTATTTAAAATATTATTTAGCAAATTTCGGAAGTAACAATACATCTGTCATAATTAATGTTGCATTAGATACAACTGAAGACGAGTATTATGTCCTTATTAAATTATATCGCCCACTCCCAGTAGATATATCTATAAAAGATACTTTCTGGATTGTAGATGAAGTTATTGATAGTTATACTTTTGAAGTTAATTTAGATAAATTATTAATACTAGATGAAGTTCCTAATATAAAAGGACCTAATTTTAGTGTTAAAGTTGATTTTAACAATGTAAGTACTCCTTATCACAACCATAATACATTAATCAATCAACTAACTGGTTCTAATTTTAGTTTAATTACCCGCTATTTAAGTGGATCTATTGATATTAATGTAGACTATACTGATTTTAATGACTTTATTAGATTTAGTTCAGCTGAGGCTAGAATTGCTAATTTTAAAGATAAAGTTACTTTAATACAAAAATACGAAGCTACTTCATCTATTATAGGATCTAGCACATTATCTACTAAAGCAGCCGAGTTAGCTTATTATTCATCAAGTATTACTTCCCTTATTACTGGGTTTGATGAGTATGAAAAATATATGTACTTTGAATCAAGCTCATATGCTTATCCAAAGACAACAAGTACAAAACCATTTATATTACAACCAGTAACATCATCGATTGTTACTAATTGGTACAATGATAGAATAACAGCTGCTCAAGATTTTGATTTAGATAACCAAGATCAGTTATTACAATTGATTCCTGAATTTGTTCGTGAAGATGAAGATAATACTCCATATTTAACATTTGTTAATATGATGGGGCAGTATTTTGATAATATATGGATTTATTTAAATTCAATTACTGACTTACATAAGAATAGAAATAACCTTGAAGAAGGTGTTTCTAAGGATGTTGTATTTCATGCATTACAGTCATTAGGAGTTCATTTATATAATAGTAAAGCAGATGTAGATTTAGATTTAGCATTATTAGGTGCTAATAGTGGTAGTATTGGAAATTTAGATAATATTCCTAAAAAAGATTTAATTGCTGAAGTATATAAAAGAATATACCATAACATACCATTATTATTCAAATCAAAAGGTAGTAATAAAGGTTTAGATCATTTAGTTAATGTATTTGGTATTACAGGTAGTATTCTACCAATTAAAGAATTTGGTGGAAATACAAAACGTAATACATTAACCGATAGCAATGGAGATAAAATTCGTGTTATTTCTACTCAAATTACAGGAAGTGTATTATCACCTTATATTAGACTTGAAGAAGAAAGCACAGACATTACAGCAGTTAGATCAGTAGACTTTCATAAAATTGATATATCTTTTTCACCCCAAAATGAAATAGATAATATATTGTCATCATCTATAGCAACAGCTGTTACTAATTTTGAAATTGATAATTATGTTGGTGACCCACGTTTTGAATTAAGTGGTAGTTATCCTACATTAGAAACATTAAGAAAAACACATATTAATTCTAATTTTACTGTAGAATTTGATTATGCTGGTTTTATTGAATTAATAAAGTTCTTTGATAATTCATTATTCAAAATGTTAAAGGATTATGTACCTGGTAGATCAACTCTATTAACAGGTGTAACTATTCGTCCTCAACATTTAGAAAGAATTAAATTTAAAAGACTTCAACCTGGTGTTGTTAGACAAACAGTATATGAAGCTAATTATCAAGGGCCTACAATTGCTGAGGACAATGATTATTTATATAGTTTATTGCCAAACGATAGACGAGCATTTTACAATGGGGAATTGAGTGGAAGTTGGCCTGATATCAATGAAAGATTTGAAATTACAAACCCTAACCCATTCTTAATCACAACTACATCTAGCTCATATCAGTTTGAACATACTGATTTTAATGTAACATTAAACAATGCTAGCGGAAGTAGACATTCTATTAAAGTTCAAAAACTAACCCCAATATATTCATTTGTAAGTGGTACCTTACAACAAACAAGCCATATTCAGGTACAAACTGATGTTCAGGATAGTAATGAATCTTTAAGATCATTTGAATTATCAAGATATAAAGGAGTTAAATTAACTAGCAAAGAATACAACACATATACATCGGCTTCATTTAATTATGAAGGAGATAAATCATTTGGTAAAACAGCTGCGATTGATAAGCAAGTTAGAAAATTAGGTTTATTTTCTGAAATTGTTAAAAGTAGATTTTTACCAAATAGAAATGATGTTGTTACAAAATATCTTGTTGATGAAGAAGGTAATTTAACTGAATTAAATCAACGTAATAAAAATTGGGAAGAAGTTCAAAGAACATTTGTTACTGCTGATGATTTAAATATATCATTGTTTGATAATCAAAAATATAGTAATCAAAAGAGTTTAGATGGAACTAAACATATTTTTGAAAGCGGATATTCATACACACCACTACTATATTTCTCAGGAAGTGATAGTACATTATATTTTGAATCAACTATAGGAAATACAGCCCATGAATTAGTAGCATCTCATGTTGCTGGTTTCATAACTAGTTCGTATGGTAATGCACCATCTTATCCTTTATTTACAAGCGGGTCTGATACAGTAATTTATAATATTTTTACAAACATAACTACAGATATCAACTCAGCAGCTTATTATAATATAGGAAGCACAGGATCCCAAACACACCCTTCATATTCAGTTCCTGAAACCGGATTATATAATATATCAGCTAGTGTTTCATTAGAGGTAAGTATGTCTAATGGTGGTGGTGTAACTTATACTTTAGAAGTTGTTAGTGGATCTACAGTATTAGCTTCTGGTTCACAATCAGTTACAATAGTAGATCAAGTAACAGGTTCTGTATTTAGTGGACAAGCATACATTAATGATTTTGGTTATACTGGAGGAGATCCAGGTTTTAGAGAATCTATAACTCTTAACGGTACTCCTTATGTTTTAGAAGCAGATATTACTGTTGGAGGAAATGTTGTATTTCCTAGAGGAACTACAGTTTACGGGTATAATATTTATAGCTCAGTATCCCTTCCATCTAATAACTGCCCAGGATTTGATTGTAGTGGGTGTAGTTGTAATGTTAATTTCTCCAATTCTAAATCAATATGGGGTACAAGCTCAACTATAACTTTTTTTATTAATGGTGGATCATGTACTGCAACTCCTCCGGGCATGTTTGGAAATCCTATTAACTGTGGATTTTATAGCTATGGTCAAGCAAATCTTTATGGCCAATTTTATGAAATTCCAGGAATATATAATACTGCTGAGACTGCTACTATTAATTTAAATGTAGCAACTCAACAAAGTTTAACAGGACCAACTGATAAATTACAAATTCGTTTAAAACAAAGTGGATTGACTATTGGATCTGGAGGTGATTGTTTAATTAAATTTAGTACCGATGGATATTTAAGAATAGCATCAATTTCTAATCAAATTAACAATCTTCCAAACGCTATAGCAGGTGGTGGTGGTTTTATCGAAGGTACAACTTTTACTTCAGGTGGTACAACTAGCAGTATAACATTAAATAGCCAATTATCTAGTTTTGAAGGATATAATTTTATTCCAAACCCACCAACAGGATCTGGGATTCCAGTTCATTCATTATATCCTACTTATGGTGATATAGATTATACATTTAATCCTGGTTATTTTGATTTAATAGTACATTATAATACTAGTGGACAAGTATCTGAATATAGAATTGTAAATAGTAGAAAAGTAGGTGGTAAATTAATATTAGATATTTCCCCATCATTTCAATCCCTGAAAATCTTCACCCAGATGTATTCAAGAATATTGATACAATTACCCGTGAAGTAAAAACTAAAATGATTGAAGGTGGTGGGTTAGATGGTGGTACATTATAATAAAATTTAAAATTTGTATATTTATATACAGTAATTAAATACACTATGGCAATATTAAATCCTTCTTATGTAACTGTTGATGCGGTTTTAACCAAAAAGGGCCGCGAATTGTTGGCTCGTAACGACGGTTCATTTCAAATCACACAGTTCTCATTAGCAGATGACGAAGTTGATTATACTTTATATAACCCAACTCACCCATCTGGTTCAGCATATTATGGCGAAGCTATTGAAGCTATGCCAATTATTGAAGCGTTCCCAGACGAGGCGCAAATTATGCGTTACAAATTAGTAACTTTACCAAGAGGTACAAGTAAAATGCCTGTTATTTCTTTAGGTTACTCTTCAATTATCTTGAAACAAGGTCAATCATTAAGCATTACTCCACAAACATTAAATTATTTAGGTGCTAATAGTACTTATGAAACTAATGGTTATGTAATGAGTGTTGCTGATGTTCGTTTAGTGTCTACTTTCACAGGTGCTGGAATTACTGGTGCTACTGTAGGTAATAGTGGTTTAAATACTACAAGCGGTACTAAATTATCTAAAGCAGAAATTGGTACTTCATTTACACTAACCGGAACTACAATTAACACATTATTTGGCACTAGTGCTACTTCATTAACTACTACAATTACTGTAACTGGTAGAGATAGTGGTTCAAGAATTACTGTTCCTTTAATTATCCAAAAAGTTAACTAACATATGTCATTTAATAGATATAACACAGAAGATTCAGTAATAAGTTCAGAAACAGTTGTTAGAGGGTTATGGCCTTCTGATAATGTGAATTTAACATCTGTAGCAACTTCTTCAACTCAAGCATCAGCATCGCAATTTTATTTAGATGTATATAATGCAGGTGAAGTAGTATTCTCTATTGAATATGCTCACATTTCAGGTTCAGGATCAGCTTACTTTAATTCAAATGTAACTAGTTCTACACCTACAAAAGTAGTATATGGTCAGTATAGAAATTTAATTTACGGAAGTGAAACAGCAACTTTCCAAATTGGAGGTTCTACTGTAAGTTCATTTTATGTTATTAACGTAGCAAGATCTCGATATAAAGAATCTTTACATCCTGGTTCTTTAACCTTAGCATTAAGTGGAAGCTCTGGAATTATTTCTTTAACAGATAATAGTACTGTTTTAACTACTAGTCAATTTATTGATAGTAATAGATATTTCAATATTGTTAGTGGATCTGCAGGAACACCTGCTAACACAACAGTATATGGACATATGTTTCCTGATTTAGGTTTAATAGTTTTAAGCCCAAGTGCTATTGGTTCAGGATATATATCAACTCCAGGTACATCAACTAATAGTTATGATAATAATAACGCTAAATTATATGATTCTATAAACAGAGCTGTTGGTGGTAGTAGATTCTTCAGATTACAATCTCAAGAAACTATTTCATCTCGTTTCTTCTTTACAAGAATTAAAAACAGTGAATATAATTATACTTCAAATCCATCTATTATTGATAATACAGGTAATATCTTGTATTCAACATTAATAGATAATCCACAAACTTATATCACAACTGTAGGGTTATATAACGACAATAACGAATTATTAGCTGTTGCTAAATTAAGTCGCCCATTAGTGAAAGACTTTACTAAGGAAGCCTTAATTCGTATCAAGTTAGACTACTAATATAAAGAAATGTTATTAAATGGCATCATTCAAAAAACTGAGTACATCAGACGTATTTGTTGTTCCTTATACAGCAAATAAAAATTGGGACCTTACTTTTGCTTGTGTCCCTCAGGATGGTGCATATTTTACTATATTTAAAGGGAAAAATTTAATCAATAATATTGATTTAGTTAACGGTCCTATAACTGAGGCTCAATATGAGTCTTTAGTTTATCGTCAAATAAATCATTTATATTATCAATACCACTCTTCAAGTATTCTTGATTCTCATTCATTATTAGATTCTATGTATTATGAATCTTACATGACAGAATCTAGCACTATATCAACTGGTTCTTATTTTGATTTTAATGAGAATCCTGAATTTATAAATAATTTTCCAACATCATCTAATGATGTTATTAGGGTAATGTCATTCAACCAAAACATTTATGGTGAACAAATTAAACCTAATAACTTTATTTTAACTGCAAGTGGTAGTTACCAATTAGCAGATGATGGATTAGGAAACGTATATGATATTTCATTTACAGGATATTACGTACAACCTGGCTACTATGCTCCTCCAGGATATATAGCTGAATTACAAAATAAAGTTCATGTAGGAAATATATTTTATTCTCAAGGTGTAGTTGTTATTACTAACCAAAACTATAAATGTTTTTTACCTACTCCTCCTAATGCTATAAATGATTATTTTAGAGTATTAAACGTACAAAGAGTTAAGAAATTAGATATTTTAGCTAATGATTATATTGATTGTAATTCTACAGCTATCGTTACTAGCTCAATAGTAACATACCCTTACACAGGATATAATTTTCCTGATGTTACCTTAATCACAGGTTCTCTTTTTGTAGATGAATGTGAAACTTTAGGAGTAACACCAGGAAATTATAAATTATATTATACTGTAAATGATAATACTTGTTTAATAAGTAATACAGCTAGCATTAATTTAGAACTTTATAAGTTACCTTTAGAAATGTCTAGAACACACCAACCAATTGTTTGTGTTGGAGGTGTTTCACCTGTAACTTTCTCAATAAATTATGGTGTTCCTCCTTATCAATATTCAATTGGTGGTGGAACATATAACAATTTAGCTAACTGTGAGTGGTATCAACCAACAGCATCTACAACAGCTCCTATTGGTAATAGTATATTATATATTAAAGATAGTGAAGGAACAATTGTTTCTTCTTCATTTGCTGTAGCAGCAGATATATTTACTGTAACTACAAATAAAATTGATGTAACTTGTGGTGGTACTAGTGATGGAAAAATAGCAGTTACTGGATCTTCAACTTATGGAGCTCCATATTCTGCATCTATAAATGGAGGAGGTAGTTGGCAAGGATTTACTTCAAATACTTTATTCTCAAATTTATCTGCAGCTACTTATACAGTAGTTGTTAAAGATAATATTTGTAGTACTTCATCTTTAGTTACTATATCTCAAAATCCTCCTCCTACAGTAACTATAAATTCAACAACAGCAGATTGTCCTGAACCAGGTCAAGATGTGGGATCTATTAGTATAACTGTTACTGGAGGTACTTCTCCGTACACATATTCTTGGACTACAGGATCTACAGTAGTAAGAACAGTAGAAGATCCAACAGGATTGCCTGCAGGTTCTTACACAGTAACTGTTACTGATGCTAATAGTTGTACTGCTACAGGTAGTGCTACAATTAGTAGTGTAAGTTCAATATCTATAAATTTAACAGCAACTAATTCTTCATGTGGTGTAGGTAATGGTCAAATTTCAGCATCTGTGAGTGGTGGTAGCGGAAATGGATTTAGCTATTTATGGAATACAGGAGCTACAGGAAGTATAGTTACTGGTAGTACAGGAACTTATACTTTAACAGCAACAGATTTAGGCACAGGATGTACATCAGCTGCTAGTGCTTCTATATCTTCATCAGCAGGAATTACTGCTTTAACTTCATCTTTAACTTATAACCAATGTGATACTAGTATTAGTATTGGAGTTACAGGTGGAACTTCTCCTTATACTTACTTAGTACAAAAAGGAGGAACATCACGCTCTCAAGGACCTACAGGATCAAATCCAGCAACTATTAACTTAAATGATGGTTTAACTGGAGGTACTTGGAACATAACTGTTGCTGATTCTAATGGTTGTACAATTACAGGTAGCATAAATGTAAGAGCTAGAGAATATAGATACTCAGATCCAGTATGTCAAGAATTGAATGGTTTATTAGTAGTTGATGAATCTTCAGGTGTTGGTACTAACCTTAAAACTAAGGCAAATAATCAAGATACATCTAACTTATCTGCAACTAGTGCAGAATTCATTCAAATACATAATGGAACTACTCATAGCTTTGAAGCACCTTTATATCCACCAACAGATACAGGATGGGTTGGTAATTATATGTCAGCTTCCCATACAATGTCTGTTTATACTACAGGTTCATTAACATTTACAACTTCTAGCATTGAAACAGGAAGTGCTTATTGGCCGTTCTATAGCTTAACAGGAAATTCAAGTAGATACTATTTAGTTAAAGCTAAAAGTAATCTAGTAACGGGCTCTACACCACCACCAGTAAGCTATAACTGTATTAGTGGTAGTTGTATTGATCCAGGAAATGGAACTGGTACTTATGCTACATTAGTAGAATGTCAGTCTAATTGTGCAGCACCTTCTGCTAGTGCATGTTATACAATTTCAACGGGAACAATACCTGTTACAGGAGGTTCTGGAACAACTGCTCAAGGTACTATAACTGTAACTGGAGGATCAGTTAATGTTTGGGCCAAATATAATTCAGGAGGAACAACATCAGGTATTGCTGGGTTCTATATGAATATTGATGGATTTGATGCTAGCGGTACATTTACTATTGTAAGTTCAGGTCAAACAGGATATTCAAGTAGTGGTGGTACAGCAAGTGGATATATAACATTATCACCAGGAACTTATAATTTCTCATTAACAAAATCTGATAACTTAACAAGTGGAAATGAAGTAAGATTTAGTTGGGCTAGCAGTACAGTTACTGATCCTACTTCATCTACTAGCATGAGTGCTTGTGTAACCTATTATACTTTATTAGGACCTACTAACGGATTATCAGGTACTTCTGGTGGGGCTTGTGCTAATTATTCTAGTACTAGAAGCTATTATAGCAATGTAAACTTTATGCAAAGTAGTGTAACATATATTTATGATTCAACTTCACCTACATTAACACCTTTAAATACAGGAGGTCAATGGAAACCATTATCATTTAATGGCACTAATTTATATGCAGTTATAACCAATTCATCAGGTATGGTAACTAATTATACCTCATGTTAAAATATATTTATAACAAATGATAAGAAGATCAGGAAATAAGATTTATACAAAAGTAACACAATATTTTACAGATAACAGTTCAACTGTAGGATATAGTCATACTCTTACTTCCCCAACTGAAAGCTTTTGTGGAACAAACTTTTATTATGAACAACGTTTAACTAGCAGTTTAGCTAATGGAAAGTGGAGAGATTGCCTATATGGGCCTTTTACTTTTTGCTCTGGTTCAACTTCAGGTAGTGCTTGTTCAAGTGGAAATTGTGATCAATTTTATTTAGACACATCAGCTATTAATATAGACTATACTGGAGTTGTTGTTGATGAAGCATCAAATGTAACTTTATATACTGGGTCAAGATTATACTTATCTTCTAGCTTAGAATTAGCACCAGACGGATATTATGTTTCTGGTGGTGTATTTTATAAAGTAGGAAATGGCAATTGTTGTGGTATAAATAATGGAACTTTTATATCTAGTGGAAGTTGCCCAACATCTCCGGCAACAGGAAGTATTTACATAAATAATACTAATTCTTTAAATATTCCTATTACAGGTATGACAATTAATGGAGTTGCTGTTACATTTGAATTAGGAACTAATTTTACTATAGCAGCAGGAAATAATGGAACTTTTTCTACAAGCCAAACAGGAAGTCAAACTGTAGTAATATCTTATGGAACTCATACCCCAGGTCAAAATATAGTATTTACTGATTCTAATAATAATATAACTTGTGAAACTTTAAATGGTCCAGGAGGATCATTTACAATCTCTTCATCAATAATAACAGCTGGTACCACTATTAGTGTAGTAACAAATGATGGAGTCTGTCCGTAATAAAATAAATAACAATGCCACAATATACAGGATCGTTTAATATTAATTTTAGAAATGAACACACAGTTTACGAAAATTTTGTAAAATGTACTGTTGAGGAGAGTGAATACAATTTATCTTACAATCCTACTTTGTTATCTGATAGAACTAACTTATCATCATCATTGGTGAATTTTACAACTGGGTCTAGTTTTAGGCCTTATGTTACAACATTGGGTTTATATAATGAACAAAATGAACTTTTAATGGTTGCAAAATTTGGAAAACCAATTCCTGTTTCGTCAGAAACAGATATGACTTTCTTAGTTAAATACGACACATAATGATTAAGTTAATTGACATATTAAAAGAAGCAATAAATACTATTCAGTATAAAAAACCTAATTTTGAAAATGAATGGATGGAAGCAAATCGTTATCCTGAATTTCAAAAAATGGGTAAGGAAAAATGGGTAGAATTAGCTCAACAAGGAAGTATTACTAAATTATCAAAAATAAAAAGTATTTTAAGTAATGTTGACTTAGATTTTGATAGCTTAGAAGATGGAAAAAAAGAACGTTTTGAAAAAGCTTTTGAAAAAGGTGTTATTGAAATGCCTATTGCAGTTAAATTTGGAAAAAATGAATATGATCTAGTAGCAGGAAATACTCGTGTTGCTGGATTAACTAAGAATCACATTGACCCAAGTATTTGGGTTGTTAAGTTATAAATAAAGTATAGTTATGGTACAAGTTAGCCCCGCTATGAAAGTGGAGGATTTAATAGACAATCCTAATTTTGTTATTGAGGATTTTGTAGGTTATGTTTACATCACTACTCACATTCCAACTAATCGTCAATATATTGGACGAAAAGCCTTCTTTCATAACACAACAAAGAAATTAGGTAAAAAAGAATTAGCAGAAATTCCTGTTACTAGAGGTAAACGCCCAACTAAAAAATTAGTCACTAAGGAAAGTGACTGGAAAACATACTATGGTTCTGCTACTGAAATTAAATTATGCAAACCAGAAGATATGATGCGTCACGTGTTACGTTTATGTAGAACTAAAAAAGAACTAACATACTACGAGGCAAAATATCTATTTCAATACAACGTTTTAGAAGATAGTCGTTTTATAAACGACAATATACTTGGAAAATTTTATAGCAAAGATTTGATTTTGTCATAATAAGATCGTATATTCCCGGTTATGGAAAATGCTGCCTTATTAGTATTAGTAGAATCGGTATTAGGGAAGGGACAGATCACAAGTAAAGGTAACTATGCTTTTAAATGTCCATTTTGTAGTCACCACAAACAAAAACTAGAAGTAAGTCTACGCACCACTGCCAAAAAAGAAAATATGTGGCATTGTTGGGTATGCGATGCTAAAGGCAAAACTATACGCCAACTATTTAAACGTGCTAAAGCAACTCCAGACAAATTTAAAGACCTAAGTCTGCTAATTGTTCCCTCAGCTAATGAAGAACATGTAACTACAGATGCCCTCGTTTTACCCGCAGAATTCATAGCATTTAACGCGCATTCTACGTTTGTTACTGACAGAGTAGCTCAAATTGAATCTAAGCACGCATTACGTTTCCTAAAGAAACGAGGCGTAACTATAGAAGATATTACTAAATATAATATAGGGTTTTGTAAGGATGGACCATACGCAGGTAGAATTATTATCCCATCATACGATTCAAATGGAATATTAAATTATTTCACTGCTCGTGCTTATAAAGACTCAGATCGCAAATACAAAAACCCACCCGTAGCATCTAAAGATGTTATTGGTTTTGAATTATATGTTAATTGGGACGCACCACTCATACTATGTGAAGGTATGTTTGATGCTATTACAATTAAAAGAAATTGCATTCCATTGTTAGGTAAAGTATTACATAACAAATTGATGGAAAAGATAGTAAAATCAAGTGTTGATAGAATTTACATTGCACTAGATAATGATGCTAAAAAAGACGCCCTTAAACATGCTGAAAAGTTAATGTCGTATGGTAAGGAAGTTTATATGGTAGAGTTAGAAGGTAAAGATGCAAACGAAATCGGATTTGAATCATTTTTAAATACTCTTGAGCAAACAGAACCTTTGACTTTTCAGAGCTTGCTTGAGAAAAAATTACAAAATATATGATAGACAAAAACGTCAACATCATTAAAGATCCTAAAATTAAACGCATTGTAGAATACAGTGAAGATAATAAGCAGGTAAACGTATTAGACCAAAGATTTTATAGACGAGATGGTAAACATTATCCATCAGTATCTAGTATTTTAAATTATTTCCCTAAAAATCAATTCTTCCATTCTTGGTTGAAAGATGTGGGACATAACAGTGATATTATTGCTCAAAAAGCAGCAGGGGAAGGTACTCAAGTACATAATGCTGTTGAGGCATTTTTAAACGGAGAGGAAATTAATTGGCTTGATGAATATGGAAACGCTAAGTATAATTTAGATGTTTGGAGAATGATTCTTAAATTTGCAGATTTTTGGAACACACATAAACCAGAATTAATTGCAACGGAATACCATTTATTCTCAGACGAACATGAATTTGCAGGTACTGCGGATTTAGTTGTTAGAATGTTTGATAATATATGGTTACTAGATCTTAAGACATCTAATAGTTTACATACGTCATATGATTTACAATTAGCTGCTTATGCTACAGCCTGGAATGAAACTCATAATGAGAAAGTAACTCATACAGGTATATTATGGGTTAAAGCAAATACTCGTGGTGAAGGTAAAGGTGGTAAAATACAAGGTAAAGGATGGGAATTAAAATTTATTAATGATATTGAAACTAATTTTCAAATGTTCAAAAATATACAGAGCATTTACAAACTAGAAAACCCAGATTCTAAGCCTATGACTGAATTATTACCAACATCAGTTAAAAAAGCTTAAGAATATTTATTTATGTGAATAATAATCAATTTACAATAGTCATTCCTTGTAAAAATGAAGGTATAAACATATACGATTGTTTAGGCTTTATTTGTAAACAAAAAGGAATAAAAAATACTAGAGTTATCATTGCTGATATAAGCGATGATGAAGAGTCACTAAATTGGTTATACAGAGCTCAAACAGATTATAAGTATTCTATTAAAATAGAAGTTATTAAAGGGGGGTATCCATCTAAAGCGCGCCTTGAAGGTTCGAAATTAGTTGATACCCCTTATATATTGTTTTTAGATGCTGATATAATGTTACTTGATAAAAATGTTTTAGATGTTATATCTGATTTTAAAGGTGATTTATTAACAGTACCATTTCAAACTGAAAAAGGATGGAATTGGGTATTTCGCATATTTGATATATTTCAAAATTTAAGTGTAAAATTAGGTACACCATTCGCCGTGGGTGGTTTCCAATATTGGAATACCCAAACATATTGGGATTTAGGTGGTTATAAAGAAGATGAACTATTTGCAGAAGATTACTCTTTATCTTCTAAAGTAAAACCTAAGAAATTTTGGATACATGAATCAAACGGGGTATTTACATCAGCCAGACGCTTTAAGAAAAAAGGTGTTGGTTATATGTTTTGGATAATGATTAAAAGTTATCTAAACAGAAATAATCCTGAATTTTTTAAACACCACCACAACTACTGGAAATGAGATACCAAGCAATTATAGTATCGGATTTACATTTAGGTACTAAAGACTCTAAAGCAGAAGAATTTATTGAATTTTTTGAAAAACATCCAACTGATCTTTTAATATTAAATGGTGATATTATTGACGGTTGGGCTATTAATAGGGGAGCAAAGTGGAAAAAACACCACACAAAGGTTATTTCTAAACTATTAAAATTATCTAACAAAACCCAGATAATCTGGATTAGAGGAAACCATGATGAGTTTATACAAGAATTTATTGGAATGCATTTCGGAGGCATTGAAATTAGAGAAGATTATGTACTTCATACAACAACTTGGGTGGAGAATGATGTTTATAGGAATGAAAATTATTACATTTTCCATGGAGATGTTGTGGATGTTTTTATA